AAAACTCGGGAGATAGCAATATTTGACTATTTTAGTCAGACAGTGCTAAAACCGGTTCACCATTTCTTATTCAGCCTCCTGAAGAAAATTCCGCAAGATTGTACCTTTGACCAGGGCCGGTTCCTACAAGACTCATCATCTTGGCCAGTTTTCTATTCCGTGGATCTAACAAGAGCCACAGATAGGTTTCCGATCAAAATGATAAGTTTTGTGTTAGCCGGATTGTTTCCTCAGGACTGGATCTCAGCTTGGGAAGACGTTATGATTGGTTATCCCTTTTATGTAAAGGATAAAGATTCATATGTCTCTTATGGGGCAGGAAACCCCATGGGAGCATATTCGTCTTGGGCAAGTTTTGCACTCGCTCACCATTTCGTAATATTTTCCTGTTGCTGTGATCTAGGTATTCCTTGGGAACGAGCACCATATTACCTCTTAGGAGATGATGTGGTTATCGGTCACAAGGACTTGGGGGAACTTTATATCAAGAAGATGACCCTTCTCGGAGTGGAAGTACACCCTGACAAAACTCATAAGTCGGAAACGACCTTTGAATTTGCCAAGAGGTACTATCACTTCGGGAAAGAAGTCTCTCCTTTTCCAATGGATTGTGTTACAGAGGTAAGCAAGCGTTACAACTTGATTACCAATGTACTCGTCCAAGAAGAAAAGAAGGGTCTTACGTCATCTCTTGGTATTCCTGCGGTTGTGTTTGAGTTTTACTCAACCTTTATGAGGATGCCTCGGAGTTTTCGCCGAGACCTCCGCACAAAGACAGAGTATTGCGAACGTTTACTTAGGTTTCTTATGGGATCTCTGAGGGCGAATGAGGCTATGGATAGCTTCTTTCGTGCTCATAACATCCCAATACCTAAGGGATACTATCTCAATGAGTACATTAGCAATAATGTCCTCAAGGAGAGTTGTGTCACAATGTTCGCGGACTCAAACAATCCAGAGGGAAGTAAATACCCACTAGGCGATCTTGCGATCACTTTGGTTATTTACTTAACCACCCCCGGTGTTTTAAAAGAAGGAGAAGATCCTGCTGACGTGAATTCGAGTATACCAATTCTATTTGCCCATGGGCTAGTAGAAGAGATGTACTTAAATTTACAGAAGCAGGCTCGACTTATAGATACAGTTGGAGAAGGAGATTGGCCATTGTTCTTGCGAGCTTTGACCATTCCCCAATCCGACCGTATCTATAGCAACCGTAATCAGGATTTACTTCCTAATTCGGCTGCCGGTCTTTTAAAGACAGTAGGTAAAAGAATGGAAGAATTAAAACTTCTGTTATCTTATTACCCACCCGGAGAGATATACGAACCCATAGAACAGAAGTAACCGAACCTCTGTTACAAGAACGTTCTCTGGAC